ATAAAAAAGGGTCTGCTATAACACTTAAATTACTATCTAAGTAACCTTGGTAAATATAAACATTATCGTTAATTATATTTTCATTTAAAGCTAGGGAAACATAAGTCTGGTCAACAGCCGATAAACTAAGGGATAATGAGTTTTTTGTGGGGGCATTTGTTTCCTGTACCCCTGTTATTCCTCTAAAATGTCCATTAGCTAAATATGTTCTTGATGTTCCAGAAACACTAGATGTTATGTCAAAACTTGCATTTGTAAGATATATTGGTGTTGCTAGCCCTATTTCTACCAAAAGAATAGATTCAATTATTCCTGTAGTTAATTCTGTTTTAACTGCACTTGTTAAACCTCTGGGCATTACAAAGCCTCAATAACATCAAATTCATAATTAAATAAAAGGTTTCCATCTTTATCTACTTGTCCACTAGCAAATTCTTGAGTATCGCTTGTTAAATGTACATTAAAAGGAACTGAATCATAAGTTACCGAGGTATTATCAGCTAGTGCTTCCCTTAATGGTGGCTCTATAGTAACTGTAGCTGAATTACTTGATGAAGTTACATCTTCAACAACCATATAAACTTTATCATGTGCAAACTTAATTAAATCCCCTGCTTTTAATCTTCCTGCACCATCTCCTGCGAACCCATCAATCGCTATTGTGGTATCAGTAGCAGAATGAACCCCATTAACTAACAAAGTATTTGTTTCGTTGCCCTGTGCATTTAAATAGCTTGGGAAAGTAACAGTAAAGTTTTCTTGTCTGGCTCTTTGTTTCATTATGAAAGCCATTATAGGTGCAAATTCAGTCCTAGTCATAGGTGGATAAGCTACTGTAAAACTAAATCTTTGACCCTGTACCTGTCTTCTAAAAGTCTTTCCACTATCAGTTTCAGATAATAAAGTCTTTTGGTTGCTTTTGAAATTAATAGCATTAAATCTTGTATTTGGTAATGCACCACTCATATTATCGCCATTCTACCTTTTTCATTAACAGCACTATTAATCATATTAATAATAGTACCCCTAGAATTAACCAATAATTGATTAAAACCTCTAGCATCTACTGTGCTTATGTTAAAATTAACTGTTACTTGTTTACCCATGCCTAATTTATCATTTGGCACTATTGTTCCCGCTTGGTCTGGCACAAATAATTCTGCACCTTTCTCACCTACAATACTTGGTTGACCTACTGGTGGTCTACCACCCTTTTCAAAACCTTTTATTTTATTAATAAGACTTGCACCAAAAGCTAAAGCCCCACCTACAGCCACAATATTAAATGGGAAAGGTATACTAGCAAAAGTCTTCATAGCACCCTCATACAAGCTTATCATAGCCTTTTTAATAGCATCCATCTTAAACATAGCCATAGATTTTTTAAAAGCCATTTGCACAGCTTCTCCTATTAACATTTCAATAAATGACCTAACAACAAATTTACCTAAGTCTGAAAAACTAAGTTTACCAGTCATAACGAAATCTGTGAGTGCTGTTTTTAATTTACCGAAACTTGCTTTACCAATATCTTCTATTTGTTTAAAGGCATCTTTCTGACCATTCATAGCATCAGTAAATCCTGTTTTAAAAGATTCATATGCTCTAGTTAAAATACCTACTTCTTCTGCTTGACCTTTAATTTTTACATTCATTTCTTCCAAAGGAACTGCAAAAACAGCATCTCTTAACATATTCATAGTGTTGGTTAAAGCAATAAGTCTAGCATCAGCAGGGTCTAAAGTTTCTTTAAATGCTTTCATTTCAATAAGTAAAGCTGTAACTTCCGCATTTAATGATTGAAAGGCATCTGTGCTTTTATTTTTCATAGTTTCTAATTGTGCTACTAAAAGCTCAGATTCATTTCTAAATTCTTCTAAACCTTTAGGCTTTTCAAACATTTTAAAAAATTTATCTAAATGCCCTGTTAATTCGGCTACTGCGATACCTATACCAAGCAACATACCTAAAATAGTAGTTTTAGACATCTTAGAAAATGCTAATAAAGCTAATCTAGCTTTACCAATCGAAACAACTAAACTTAGAAATGCTTTTGAAATGCCAAATACTACAATACCCATTCCAAATGCCTTAATGGTCTCAAAATTTTCATGTAAAAAACCTATAGCCCTACCTGCCAATATAACTGCATCTGAAAGACCTTTACCAATAGCTTTTGCTACTTTTTGTATTACATCTTCGTTTTCTTGTAATGCTTTGTCTAAAGCTCCAAATTCTTGCTTTAATCCAACAAAAAATGCTTCTGCAACAGTCTTTTGGAAAGCAAAATATTTATCGCCAACCATTGATAGTGTACCCTCTAAAGTATTTGCTAGGTCTTTAGTTGCACCTGCTAATTTGCCACCACTACCGAATACTTTTTCAAATGCTTCTGCTGTTTCTTCTGCTGTTACAGTAGCACCTGCTTTAAAACCTAATAAATCTCTAACACCCCTTTCTCTAAAAAGGTCAGCACTTGCTATCCCTGCTGAAAATGACCTTTGAATCTGCTCCGATGTTGTTCTAAAATCTAAACCAGTAACAGAAGCCACATTACCAGTTATTTCTAACATTTTAGCTAATTCATCAGCATCTTTACTAACTATTGCTAAATTACCTGCACCCGCTTGTATTTGCTCTAATGAAAAAGGAACTTTAGATGCAAATTTTGACATTGTATCAAATGCTTTTGCACCCTCTTGAACACTTCCAAATAAAAATTTTAATCTAATTCTTAAAGATTCAACTTGCTTACCTACGTCAACAAATGACTTAATTGCAAGTCCTGCACCTAGTCCAATAAGTGCATTTTTCAGATTTATAACTGAACTTTTAACACCCTCAACCCCTTTAGTGGCAGATTGCATAGCCTGTCTAGTCTTGTCTTTGGCTATTATATCTATGTTAACTTGTTTGGTTGCCACTATCTTCTAGCCTTTGCTAATCGTTCTTGTCTTTCTCTTTCGTCATTTTGTAAAGAATAATATGCTATCCACATATTAAACTCACTTACAGACATTTGCAATATTTCAGAAACAGACTTATGTAGTTTTTCGGCTAATCCAAAAAGATTATGTAATTCAACATCATTTTTTAGTTTTTTTTATTCTCATTTACATCTGGATTACCAGTGCCCATAATCTTAGTAGCAACATCTGCAATTACATTTGTATCAGCTTTGGTTTTAAATGCCATAATGTGAGTGGCATTAAACATTTTATTACCATCTTTTGTTAAAGCCTTTTCAATAATTACATCTATTAATACCAAAAGGTCTGTATCATTTGCTCCCTTAAATATCTTTTGTTTTTCAAGCATATTAAAAGGTTTGCAATAAATTGCTTTATCGCCTGTCAATCCCCATTCTGGTACTTCAATAATTTGAGTATCAAGGGTGCTAAAATGGTTTCTTATACCATCAAAGTAATCTACATTTTCAGACATATTTTACACAGTACCAATAGTTAATGCACCAGTACCTTGAATTGAAACAGTCCTTGTAGTTACACCATCTAATGTAAGACCAATAGACATACCTGTAACAATACCAGTACCACTTAAACTTTCATCACCTGCTGTATTTCCCTCTGGCAAGAATATAAATGCCAAACTTGAACCAGTAGTTAATGATGACTGCTCTGTGCTTTCCTCATCATAGTTCATGTCAATACTAGCTGTAAAAGTACCTCTACCTGCTATGTATGTCTTTGTAGCATCAGATAACTCTGTATCCTCTACTGTATCGTGTGTAGTATCTATTGTGAAACCTGTTACATTACCCATAGCTGTTCCTGCAACAGTTACAACGCCCTCTTTTCCGTGATGTGTAGCCATGTTTTACTCCTTATCTTTGATTTCTGATTTATCGCTTTTTTCGGCTTTATTTGCAACATTTTTCTTAGCTTCTTTGTAACCTAGCTTTTGAAAATGCTCCAAATTCTCTGCTGTAATGGTAATAGTATTTTTACCCTTAGTCATTTGTATATCTTTAGCCATTATGAATCTCCTCTAGTATATTCATAGAAAACCCTCGCTGTCATTCTAACACCACCATAAGGGTATAATGTTCCCTCATCTGTTGATGCTTCAATAACTTGAGTATCTATAGCGTTTCCATTTCTGGTTACATCATTGTCTAATGTTTCTTCAATAACTTCAATTAATTGATTTCTAATTGTATCAATATTTGTAGTTGTACCCTTACCAAAAGCCACAATTAAAAAGTCTATTGTACCCCTATAAGTTCCAGAACCTGTATCACCTATGCTTTGGACTTCTCTTGTTTCATCGCCAGATTGCACAAACATAGCAGGAAATTGAGCATCACTTAATTCTTCTACCTCAAAAGGTTCTCTAGTAATCTTTTTAAACTCGATAGGACTAACAACAGCATCAAGTACAGTTATTATATTACTAGCTATGTTTTCCCTTTTGCTCACAATCTCATTTCCTTAAAATAAAACTTTGCAAACTCTGCTCTTAATTTATCTTCTTCTTTATCGCCAATAGCAAAAAAAGGTCTTGTTATTTTTCTTTTACCTACACCAAAAGTATCATGATAACTTGCTATCTTTTCTCTTTCCTTATTTGCAAAAAACAAAGTGCTTTTAAACCCACCAGTTCTAAAGTCTAAACTTCTAAACATTTTACCAGAATCAGTAAGGTCTACAAAACCAGTCTGTCTACCCCTCTTTTTTCGCCCTCTGATAGTCGAACTTGCATAAGGTCGCATATTACCACCATCTGGCAGTTTGCCACTCTGTGTTCGCTTTGTAATCATCAGAATAGCCATGTTTGAAACTCTTTTTAAACCTTTATCAATAACTGCTTTTTGTTTACGAGTTATATTTTTTAAAAAGTTTGTAACCTCAATACTATTTATCTTGGCTGATACTTCCATTATCTAACTAATCTTAGGCTGTGCAGGGCTTCTTTCTCGCTATCTGAGACAGTACCACCACCATCTTCATCATACTCAACACCATCTCTAAGAATAGCTTGAAATTCTTCTTCGTATCTATCCCTATAAAAGTCTATTTGAACTTGGAATGTATCTTTACCCTCACCTGTATCTGGGTCTCTCCATTTTGTTAAGATTGGATAAATATATTTCCATAAAGATAAATAAACTACTGATTGTGTCCATTGTGAATTTGTCAGCTTGCTATTAGTCATTTCAACAGAAGTTATTTTAGTAATATCTTTGTATCTGACTTGATGCCTATATCTTTCCCACCATTCTTCTCGAATACGTCTTAAAACATCATTTTCAGCAAACTGTAACTGGTCAGCAAAATCAGCTATGCCAAACCCTAAAATGTCTGGCTGTATCTTTTGTAAATCTGTGTTAGCTACTGCAAATTCTGTTGTTGCCATTATTTAGCTTTCTTTTTAGATTTCTTTTTGGGTTTAGGGGCTTCTGGTTGCCACTCTGGGTCACCACTAGGCTCTATCTTTTTTTCTACTGGCTTTGGCTTGCCCTCATAAATAGACCAACCTCTTTCAGCCCAAATCTTTTCATTAGGCTCATATTGTATTTTTAATCTTTCAATAATCTCGCCTTTTTTATTTATTAATTTAACAGTTTCCATTTTAACTCCTTAGATAAAAAGGGAGGTTTCCCTCCCTAGTTAAATTAGTTTGCTAAGCTATCTGCTGTTAACTTAACACCATAGCTGTCTTGAAGTTCACCAACTCCATAAACTGCTGTGGCTACGATTTCATCTGCTCTTAATGAAGCATCTCTTTGTGATTCAATCTTGAGGTCTTGCATCATTGCTAAACCTAAAGCATCCATAGAGAATACACCACCTATTGAGTCATCAGAACCATCTACAGCAACATTTGAAGATTCAAATATTTGTATTCCTGCGATTTGTCCTACATAACCAGAACGTAATGCTTCGTTACCTAAATCTGGTAGATTTCCAGACCCTGCAAAAGTATTAGTTAATGCTTTCTTAACATTAAAGATTTGCTTAGGGTGGAATACACCATAGTAAGGTCCAGGGGCATTAGCTGACCTTAATTCAGTTCCTGCCTCGAATAAATCTTGGATTGTTAACTCAGCACCTGCTCCCGGTCCTTTCTCTGTTGAGAAACCTGTAAATAATCCAGATAAGTCTGCATCCATTTTCCTAGCTATGGCTTCACCAAATAACCTACCAATATCCCCTGCAACATTTCTTGATGCTGAGTTTCTAGCTAGGTCTGTTAGTGTTGTCATTACACCAACCTCAGATGCAGTAATTGTTACTGAACTTGGGTTGACTGCTGTGTTTGATAAATCTGTTGCTTCTGCTACTGCTGAGGCGGATACTGTTGAATATATTGGTACTTCAACTGATTTTCCACCACCTATAATAGTATAGTTGCGGACTAGATTTCTCATAATTGACTGTTCGCTTGCCACAAATAATGCTTCTGCGACTATTTCGGTATATAGTTCCGAAATGGTGGTTGAGGTTGTTTCGTTAGCCATTTTTAACTCCTTATAATTATAGCCATTTAATTATTAATAACTATCCGTCTTGACTGGGAATCTCTCTGCTTTCTGTATTCAGCATACTTCTTCCTATCATTAGGATTAGTCATATCTAAATCACTCAAATTTAAAGGTTTATTGAGTTCTGTCCTATCCACATTTGACACAGAGCCAGAGCCACTAGGAGTAGCACTAACAAAGTGCGGGTTCTGTGTTAAAAACTCCTGTACTAACTCGTCAGTTGACAAAAGTTCCCCATTGCTATTGTACCTTGGTAATCCCTTAGAATCAAGTATTTCTACATTTCCACTTTCATTTAGCTTAATTTGTGGCTGTAAAAGGCTTACAACTTGGTCTGGATTAATAGCTTTATTCTTAGATGCAGAAGATAATAAAGATTTATTAATCTTAATGTCTTTTAATTGGCTTTCTAAGTTTGACCTTTCTTTGTGCCATTCTTGGGTCTTATTCTTGAGTATTTCCTCAAACTCGCCCTTTTGAATTTTTTGCTTTTCTTCTAATTCTTTTTGAGTTTTTACAGCATTAACAGCTATGTCTATATCCTCAACACCAAGTTTTTTATACATTTGGCTTCTTTCCTGTGCTAATCGTTTTTTAATCATTTCAGCTACTTGGTCTTGTGAATACTTATTTTCAACTTTGACTTCTTCAACTCCTGTAGTTGGTTCTGTCGTATCAGCAGTTTGTTCTACTTGGTTTTCTTCCATTTTATATCTCCTTAGTTGGATAGTATCCTTATAACAAATTTTTTCTTAAATTGCTATAAGTCTTGGTTTTCTGGCTCAACCCAGTCATAATTACCCTCTTTTTGTGCTATCTCTGGCAATCTTAAAGACAAACCCTCTAACAACCATGCAAATTCATCTAATTCATTTTCGGATATATTTTTTTCAATTTCTTTAAATCGTTTATAATCTTGCAAAGTTAAATCTCTGGATAATCCTAGTATCTCACTTGCTTCGTTAAATAACTTGCTCATAATACTTTCTCATTTAAAAATTTTAAAAATTTAGGGTCAACTAATTCTGTTTTGCCTAGCTCATACAAACTAAAATTTTCAGCAAACCATTCATATTTATTTTGGTCAGCATATCTAGTAGCACTACCACCTCTAAAATTTCTAAGTTTTTTTAGGTCTAATTCAACTGGTGGCACAAAATAATCCCTAGCATCTTCTAAAAATTTTTGTTGATGAATATGATGACCAAATTCATGATAGAAATTAGTTCTAATTTTATCTAATTTATCCTCAAAAAATGAATCTGCTGTAAAAGGTCTATCTGCTATATTATCACCTTTTTTCCATTTTGTTACTTGTGTACCAGTCCTTTCTAAAATGTTATGCCTTACATTTAATTGCAGAACACCATCACCCATAGATGCTATTGCACTTTTTTCAACATTAATACCTCTTAACTTTGGAACATCATATTTTATAGCTAATTCATCTAGCTCTTGCATTAATGCTTCTACAACTCCATAATCTTTTTCTGACCATTTAAAATCTTGTTTTCTTCCAGAACTGTCTTTAAATACTGCAACAAAATTTGGCTCATTATTTCTTCTACGTTCTAATGTGTCATAAAATCTTAATGGTGGTTTACCGCTTGTGTCTTCTTGATACCTTCCATCTTTTGCATTTTCTTTAAATCGTTTATTTAATTTATTAATGATAAAAGACTCTGAAACTGGCTTTATGTCATCTAATTTAATTTTATTTGTTAATGATGAAACATTTATAGTTTCTTGCTCCTCTTCTGGCTGTTCTGGTATTTCGTCTTCTATTTCATCAACAGTAGGTATCCAAGTGTGTCTACACCTATAACCACCTCTAACTATAAAAGGGTCTCCAGTAGATTTACCTGCCCAACCTTGAGTATTCCATATTTCTCTTATTTGTTCTTCTGTAAGAACCCTATTCAGCATCCTTTGGCAAAATTCTCGGCTATCTCTTACTAATGTTCCTGTATAAGTAAATTTATCTATTCCTGCTTCTTTGGCTTTAGCTACTGTAAATTGCCCGTGGAACTGCATAACTGAATCATGAGCTATTTGCCCTGCATATCTTCTAAGGTTGTTTCCTGCCCTGTCTGAAGCGTATTGTGTGTGTAATTTCCTTATAGCTTCGTCTACTTGAGCTTTTTTGCTTACATCAAACTTATTTTCATTAACAAAATCCACTAATTCATTAATTTCAGTTACATTTGACTGTTTATAAACCCCATTAATATGAGACCTAATATTACTTACCATATCCTCAAATGGTCTACCTGCTATTGCACTTTGATAAACCTCATCATTAATTACTTTTAAAAATCTTTCCGCTATATCTTCAAAACCGCTGAATGTCTGGAATTTAAGAGCATTTATAGTCTGTAAATCAATTTCTGTAAGGCTTTTAAACTTTTTGGGTATTTTAAGCTCACCAAAGTTATCAAGAACCTCCTTAGCTATTTTATTATATTCCTCATTAATAAGAATATCAGCTTCATTTAGAAAGTTTTCTTCTATAGCTTGCCTTATCTTAGGCTGTAGCTGTATAGCTAGTCTCTGGCTTACTAATTGCCCTTTTGTAGCCCTTGTAACCTCTTTGACAACATCATTTTCAAGATTATATAAGACATTTAATAATCTTTCTTCGTGTTGGTCAGCTAATTTTTCTAATATTCTGGACATTTGTTATAATGGAAAGTCTTTTTTCCATGCCCTTATAGACCAGTATGCAGGGCTTAAAGTCTTTTGCCCTTTTACCTCTTTTAAAACACCACCCATTCTGGCTAGGAAAGATTTTTGCCTTGCAGGTATATTCTTTTTAATACTCATACCTCTAGCACCAAATGTTACCTTTTTGACATTACCTGTAGATTTGTTTTTAACATAAACACCAAACTTTTTACGTTTAGATTCCTCTGTAGACAGCCTAAAAGGTTTATTAAGTTTTACTTCTCTACCTCTATATTTTGCCATCTAATTCTCTCCTAAGTCATTGTTTTTACTAGTGTTTTCCCAGGATTGCCTATCGTCTAATCTTTCGTTAATTATTAAACCACAAACAACACACTTAAAAACATCTTTTAGGTCAGTTTCTTGAGCGTGAGATTTACATTTAGGGCATAATTTAAAATCATTCATTTTTATCTTGCAGAATTAGCTCAAACCCTGCTGATATAGCAGAAGTTGCACTAGCTTTGCCCTGTAACTCAATGTCTGTTTTTTCTTGTATCTTTACTGGTACAATATAATTCTTTTCTATAAATCCGCCTCTAGTTGTAACAAAGGCTTTAGTATTCCAAACATTACCATTAGATATTTCTTTTGTTATAAACCTTATTTCATTTTCTAAATCTTTAGAGCTTCCCACGTCTATCTGCATAAGATAAGCAACATAGTTTCTAGGAACTGTATAAACACACATAAGGGTCTGACCATACCCTGCTTGTATCTTGGCTACTGTAGTAGATGAAACTGTTATAGTTATATCTCCAACATTAGCATCACCAGTATTAGCAGTCTTCATAAAAGCCCTAAACACCCTGCTAAATGTTGTACTTCCTGCACTACCACCTATTGTTAATGTTTCTGTAGCCAAATCGTAGTTCTCATCTAAGCCCTGTATTTCAACTGTGCCTGTATTGTCATCAGCATCACTTGAAGTAGCTGTGGCTGTTCCTGCTGAAGCATAGGTATAAAGGTTATTGCCATCCCAGATAGTCTCAAAAGAACTACCAACAGCAGTATTTAAACCAAACTTATGTATACCACTAAATCTGTTTACAAGACCTTGCTGTAACCCTAGTCCAAAAGGTGCATTATTTATACTTGCAAAAGTCATTTCTTTTTCCTCTTTCTTTTACTAGCCCTTGAAATAATATCTTTATCAAATGTTCCAGACCTACCTTTACTTATTAACTTATTTACTCTAGCCATAGCCCACGCTTGCATTGGTATTTTAGGTCTACTGCCACTTGAAAGAAAAGCTCCTTGACCCCTGCGGAAAGATGCCTTTAAATCAGCTAAATTAAATAGTTTAGATTTCTTTGCTTTAGCTTTTAAAGTATTAAGAGTTGTTGCTGACAATGGTTTTCTTTTAACAGCCATTAACCAGTTCTCCTCTTTAATAGTGCTAAAGGTATTCTTGCACCAGACTTATACAAAGAACTTACTTGCTTTATAAGACTAGCTCTTTGATTTCTTTTAGCACCCTTTAACCCAGATAAATATTTCTTGGGTATCTTGGTTTTTTTATCTTTTGGTACTTTACGTTTCTTCGCCAACTGTTTGACCCTCTACTTCAGTTGTCTGGAATTGACCTCTAACAGTTCTGGTAGCATCTATTTCATCATTAATTGTTTTCATAGTTTCATTATCATCTATGACTGCCTCAGCTATTTGTTTATCTATTTCTTTATTAAATGTTTCTGATTTTATGCCACTAGCTTTAGCCATCTGTAAAAATTGTAAATCATTAGCCCAATCTCTAATATCAAATGTATCTGGATAATTTACTGAGCCATTCCATTGCTTATCTTGCCATTTAGCAAATAAATCCCAGATTTGTTCTTCAGCATTTTCTAAATAATCGGCTTTTTCTGATAATCTTGCATTTAATAACTGAAACTCAGTTTGTAAGGCAATACCACTTGCTATCTGTGTACCTGTGGCTCTTACTGAACCCATGTGGGTTATTCTATCAATAGCATCAACCTTGCTTTGAATACATTTCATAATGCCCTCTAGGTTTTGTCCACTAGGCTGAATTATATAAGGCTTTAAAGCTGAATCTAAGTCTTCTGGTATTTCTATAATAGCTCCTGCACCCGCACTAGCTTCAACATTAGGGGTTTTAACTAAACTAGGGTGGTTAGCTAATCTGATTAATTGTTCTTTCTCGGAATAATCATTATAAATAGATTGCTGTAAATAGGCTACATCAGCCAAATCACTTATACCTATAGGTCTTTTAGCACCTCTTAGATTATAAACATTAACAGCAGGGATAACACCTATAGCATTAGGTACTTCCTCAATAAGTTTAGGCTCTTTGTCTGTATATTCTTCTGTGTAGTCTTCAAATTCATATGTAAGTATACTTTCCTCAGTAAAAACCTTAATGATAGCTCTTTGAGAATTTACATCTTCTATGACAACTAATAAATCTAAATAAAACCTGCCACTTGCTGACCTTTTATAATTCCAGTTAACAATGTTCTCTGGTGTATATATTGAAACATATGGTCTTATGTCTTGAGCTAGTTCTTCTGCTCTTGTTTTAGCATTAGACTGAGGTTTATCAATTACAACCCAACAATTCCCATAAATACTAGCGTTCATCTGAACTTCCCGCATTACAGTATTAAAGTTTCTTCCATCTAAGTCAGCATCTTCTATAAATGATAATAGCTGTGGGTCACCATCTAAATCGCCATAATCTCTTGTAGGTGGTACTCGCCAAAGGAAACTAGTGTATATCTGCACAACATTCTTACAATGATTATCTACTGGAGTGTGTCTTATTCTAGCATCATATTCTTCTGGTGTTTCTAATATGTATCTGTGAAGATAATAGCCGTTTTTGTAATCATTACCGCCTAAATAACTACGAATATAAAATTCCCAGTTAGATATATTTTGATGCCATAAATCATGTTTATTGTGTAGAAATTCTTTGTCCATCAACTCCACCTCTTAGCAGGGCTTGCAACAAAATTCCGTCTAAGGGGAAAATTAAACTCAACTAAATACCCAAGAGCATCATTCATGTGGTCATATCCACTATCCTTATCTGGTATATGTGTACCCTCTTTGTATATCTGTCTTTCTATGCTTTTTATTACATTTTTGCAAGATTTAAGAATAAACAGATTGTTTTTACCATTAACATTTTTAAGTTTTGAATTAACTGAGTTAATCCTATCCCTCACTTGAGGTGCTGTATTTCTACATTTTACATCAAATCCTGCATTTTTCAATATACTTATGTCAGTAAATCCACCTGCGGAGGTTTTTCTTTGTCTAGCACTAGGGTCTGGGTAAACTATTATCTGTTTATTTTTGTATCTATGCCTTATTTCTTCACACATTTCTTGAGTATTTGAGGAATAAATTTGTATTTCATCTATGACTATAATGGTCTGATTAATCACATAACAAACCACAGCAGTCATTGGGTCTACGTTAAAATCTAAACCTATGTGTAATGTTGGGTATTCTTTATCAAACTTTTCAATAATATTCTTTTGCCTATCAAAATTATAATAAATCATTCCAGAATAATTAACAAACGTAGCTTCATATTCTTGTTGAAATGTTCTAATGTCCAAATCTTGCTTGGCTTGCTCTACTTCTTCATCACTCACATTACCACCCTCTAAAGTAGTATATTTAAATGATGACCAATCTTTATTAGTTTCCCCTTGCTTATAAAGCTCATAAGACCAGTTACCAAAACCTCTGGGGCTTCCGCAGAATAAAGCATGACCCTTAGTGTCTGACAATGTGGGTCTTAATACTTCATACCAAGCCTCTTTACTTACATCTGCAAACTCATCAATACAGAGAAAGTTTAAACCAACTCCCCTCAGAGACTGTTCATTATCACTACCTCTTAGGGTTATCTGGCTATTATTCTTGAGTGTAATTGTTAAATCACTATGGTTTATGCTTTTGACCCATTTGTGATATATCATCTTTTCTTTGAGTACATTCCAACAAATAGCTTTGGCTTGTCTATAACTGGGTGCTACATACCAGACCTTTTGATTAGGTTTACTTGCAAACTTAGCTAATTCATTAATCGCTAGGAATGTTTTACCAAATCTTCTACCTGTAATTAAAACCCTAAACCTTGCATCGCTTGTAATAACTTCTCTTTGTGGGTCTGATAATGGCATTAATCAGTAGACCATACTAAAGGTTCTTCATTTTCAGTCTGCTCTATCTTATCCTGCTGACCTAACATATTTTTACCCAAGAATATCTGCATTGTTACATTACCATTTTCGGCTGATTGCCATTGCAACTTTCTTAATTTAATTTTTACGTTAGCCCTGCCTTTTGTTAAGAATTCGGAATAACTTTTTCTAATTAACCCTTCATCACAACCATAAAAGTCAGCTATTTCTACGTTAGTACATCCATAAGATGCCAATTTAAAAACTTCTTTAGTATCAATTAAATATTTTTTTGGTCTTGCCATTATCCTCTTACCCATGAGTGCGGTATTTTGTATTTAACTAATATTTCTCCATAAATCTAGTATTTTGTCTAATTAAGCTCGATTTAAGAGCCATACAGTAGGGGTAAACCATGTCTCTAGTATGATTGTACCCTCTAATATGTATAGTTTCTGTTCTTAGCTTTCATGCCAGATGGAATAGGTCTTTGGTCTCCTGTTCTATTTATAGCCATTTGGTAATAATCAGCATAACAACTATAATCAACCTTACCCAATCTATCTAATTCAGCTAACTCATCAGAAATATCTTCAAACCTTTCTTCTTCTTTTTCTGTTTTTTTTGCCTTTAGCTCTTTATGTAATTCTTTTAAATCTGTGTAAGCGTTTCTAATTTTGTTAAATTTCATTTTTTGACCTCGCTTGTTTAAGCATATTAAAACAATCTTTTCTGTTAAAATTATATCTGTTTATTAGGTATTTGTGTAACTTTTTTATATTTGTTTTTGCTCTAATGCACAGCAAATAACCATAGTAAAACCTTTGTATATCCCTTTTAACATAAGCATCGCCAATACATTGAAAAACAGTTGTGTAACCTTTAATCAAGCTTAAAGTTGTCATTTTTAAAATCCTTCATTTCAAGTTCTAATATCTCTTTCAACACCACTAAATCATATATGGCATCGTTAAGACATTGCATTTTTTCAAAATTATCTAATTCTCTATATGTTTCTAATGTTTGTGCCATTCCTTCTTCTCCATCTTGGCAATAACTTATAGAGATTACTTCCATTTTACCCCCTAAAGTCCAAGTATTCCATTGCTTGCTGTTTGGTGAATTGCCCCTCGCCAATAGCTCTTTCAACATCACTTGGGTATCTTTGGGCATATCCCTTAATAAAACTTGAGTTCTTTTTGTTTTGTATCGCATCTTTAAACATATTTAGCCTATTGATGTAAGGGTCAGCTAGTGTTGTGTCTTTCTTTTTAGGTTGCTCATCTAAATACTTTTTAGCGGATAACCAGAATGCAGGTTGTTTAGCAAATTGTTTGTCCTCAACAGAAGTATAATAGTTTTTATACATATTTGCTAGTTTTTCTGGTTGCTCTATCCACTCTTGTTCCAGTTTTATGTAGTTCTTCTCAGCTATCCCCTTGCTCACTTTATTGGGTATACCCTCCCAAAACTTTAAAAAATAAGAACTATAACTTACTTTAGTAAGTTTATTAGGTTTAGGTATAGGTATAGGTATGGGGGTTTCGTCTAGGGGGGTGTTTAGGTTATGGTTTAGGTTATGCTCTAGGTTATGTTTAGGTTTATGGCTGGGTTTTTTTGGTCTACCACCTAGCTTCCCATTTTCCTTAGATGTTTCTATTCTGTGAGTAATATAAAGGTACTCTTGTAGCTGTTTTTCATTCTGATAATGACCGCCAATTAAAACAAAAAATTGCTCTAATACATTTAAACAACTTTGTTTTTCACTATCAGTTATACAGTTGCCTATCCTATAATAAGTGTTTTCGTTATTTAATATCCCAGAGCATCTTTTGTTCCAGTTCCAACAAAGTAACCTAATATATATCCCTATTTCCTCATTTGTGAGGTGCTGAGTACCTGCAATAAAAGCATCTGTGAAAAGATACCAAGCATTTAATTTTTCTTTTGGTTTTGAATTTTCTTCAATAAACATAACTAACTCCAAATCATTTGTTTATATTGTTATAGACCCCTCTAGGAAAAACCTAAAGGGATTTTTTGGTTAATACCCCCATACTTCTTTTCTGGCATTTAAAACAGTTTCTTCTTTCCATATCCAATTATCTGGATTAGGAATTAAAGCCATTTTAACATCATCTTTTGAATTTACTGATTTAAGGAAATTACCCATAACTTTCACAATATGTTTACATATATTTAAGTGGTGGTCATAAGTAGCTAACTCTAGCTGGGTAAATTCAGCAGGTTTTGTCTTAGTAGGTGTTTTTAAATACCATAGCATTTGTCGAGCATTGGTAGCCCTGTGATATATGGACTGTTGCATTGCATGACTAGTGCTTATTTGCATAGGGTTAGTCTTAGATGTCTTTAAATCAATAAAGAAGTCCTCTTTAGTGTTTTTATCTTCAAAATGAAAATCTGTATAACCAACAAAAGGTATATCTTCTATAGATACCTCTACTTTCTTTTGGTAGCCTAATAATTTCCATTGAAAAGCACGTTCTTTGAACTCATATGCCCCAAGCTCTAACAAAGGTACTAAATTATCCCTTTCATCATCAACTTTAGGGTCTGTAATCCTAGAACAATTATCATCAAATTCAGCTATCATTTTTTCACTAGCTTCATCGAATGTCATTCCATTTAAAATCATATTTAAGCCAGATTCCACAGCACTTCCTCTGTTAGCTGAAGCACCACCAAGAAACTCATACCCAAATATTCTTCTTAAAGCCCACCTTTCCCTATAGAAAGCAAACTCATTTAAATGACTAAAAGACAATGGCAGTAAACTTTTACCGCCATCATCAAACTTTTGAAAATGTTCAATCATATCTTATTGACCCAGTCTTGCAGGTGGTCTCGATTTTTTTGAACTTGTGCCTTTAAATCAAAGCATTGGTCATGAACATTACTGGTCCTGCCAAATCGTATAACATATTCATTAATAGCATTAATTAATTTGCTCATAACTTTTATGTCACTCATATGCTTGGCAATAGCTTCTTCTTTTTGCCTATCTACTTCCTGCTCTATTTCTTGGTCAGTCATTATTTACTCCCTTTAATAAGGGTGTATTCAGCATATCTTTTGCCATTTTTGCCAACTTGCATAACAGCTATAATATCGTAACCATATCTTCTTAAATTATAGATAATAGCACTTAATCTGGTAGCCCTAAATTTATGGATAGCTTCCCATGAAGTGATTTTGTTGCCTTGCTTTAGGTAGTGTAGTATTTGTTCTGTCTGGTTCATAACAATTCCTTTCTATAAATGTTTTGCCAGTTCTCTTTCATTAACAACCTTAGTTCTTAGGTCATCTCTGAAAGCCTTAAAGGATTCAAATCTTATCTTAGACCTGTTCCTTTCTTTAAGGGTTCTTTCGTATCTATCGAAATAGTCCTTAAATTTGGTATCTGAGTAAATTAAACCATTTAACTCAGTCATATTTTTGTAACCCCCTTTTCGAGAATAGTAAACAGTCAATTCAGCAATTATCATTTTTTCTTCTTTTTTCATTAACTCAACTGCTGTATCTAAATCCGCAAACCTCATA